ACTTCCCACTGTAGAAGTTCCTAATTTATTAGCAACACTTGAATTATTAGCATTATTAGCATTTTCTGCTGTAGTAGCTTTTGCTGCTAAATCCGCATTAGCTGCACTATCGGCTTTACCTTGAAGATTACCTATAAATTTAGTAGCGGTAATATTATACCCATTGGCATTTATATTACCTTTCATAGTTCCGCCAGATAACGGTAAACAAACTTCTTTAGCCCACTCTTTTATTTTTAATTTTATGCTATCTAATGTTGCTTCAGCTGAACCAAATAATCTTTTTATTAGATTATCATGTGCATTTTCATCAGCATTATGTTCATCTATTGCATTTTCTAAATCTTCAATAGTAGCATAAATTATACTACCATTTACTATTACCTGAACATTTTCTGCATTACCAATTACAAAATCTATATTAACTATACGCTCATCAATAGGCGTTGTTTTATCATACAAAAAATCTGCACCATTACCTGAAGTTGCATATGCATATAATTGTTCTTCACCACCATCAATTTTAGCCATTATACCTATTTCACGTTGCCAAAAGCCGATTTCTACTTCTTGATTAGAAACTCTAAATTGTATTTGGAATTGTCCATTTTGTTTATCTACCCATTTAGCTATATTAGCACTTAATCTTTCATTTTTAACTTTTGTAAAACTTAATATATCGTCATCATCATCAATTAAACCATCACCTAAAGCTACACGTGTAAATGTCAACGTTTGTCCATTTTGACTTTTAGCAATCATTTCTTTACCAATATTTGTAACAATACAAGCAGAAAATTGCCCTGTATCATATTGTTTATCTAGTAATGTACTTCTATTTTGTAAGCTATTCATAATCTATTACTCCTATTCATAATAATTTGCAGGAATATTTATAATCTTAGCCATATGCACTATGCCAATTGCATTATTCTTAGTTATTCCATTTACATTTATGTTAAATTCACTATTAGCTCTAATATTTATAGTTTTACATTTAGATACTATTCCGCCTAAGTAAAAGTAGTTTTTACTTTCTGTAAAAGCTATATATTTCCAACCTATATGAGCTGGAATATATATATTTAAGATTTCTTCTAATGCTTTAAAATCTGTTATTTTATTATCCGGCAACATGATTTCTAATAAGTATTTCTCTGGATAATCTACCGCATAACCTGTTTTATCGGCAACAAATAGATTTATAAGATAATTTACAAACTCTAGTGTTACGGTTTGCCGATTATTCATACGACTTAATATTTTTGCTCGTCGTGTTTTATAATCATTATTTTTATCTATGGGAAGCCCCAAAAACTGTTCCCATAAATCTAAGCCCCATGTTGCGCTTTCGACAAAAAGCTGATTAAAACAATCTTTAATATATTGTTTTATATTCTCATGTTCTACATCACAAGCATTATTTGTAGTTTTAAATCTATAATCTTTAGATAAAAAATAAGGTAAATATTTCAAAATACTTACCTTATTTTGCCTAAGCCATATATCATTCAATTATCTTCACCTCATTTACCGTTGGCATCTGCTCATCAGTTAGAGGAATGTTTTCTGTATTACTATTTATTTTTAAATCTGTATAATCTAAAACACCTGTAGTTGCAGAATTGTTAAGGATAATACCACCAATCACTGCATAAGATACATATGTGGCATTAAAAATATTTTTCTTAAAATAATCATTAACAGCATTTTTTATACCCTCTATACTTGCTGTACCACTTGTAACCTTTAATTCTATATTTATTTTAACTGGCTCTAAACTTACAACCGTAACAGTTGCACCAATTGGTCTTTGCTCTTCAATATGATTTTTAACTTTTTCTATTAAATCTTCACTTGCAATACCATTATTAGCATCTGTTATTATAACTTTAACAGTTCCAGGACCATTCCAAAGCCTTATTATCTTTACTCCACCGACTCCTGTTACTTCAGTTGCCCATTGCACATAATGATATGGATTACCGCTTGTTGCTGGTTTTTGTACTTTAAAAAGCAATCTTTCTAAAAGTTCTTCATCTGTTTCTTCATCAAAGCCATCATAAGCAGAATTTTTATTTGTAACAGCAGATACTCCATAAATACTCATAGGAATTTTTGTTATCGTCTCGGCATCTACATTACAAGAAGTACCTACATCTTGAGATTGTGCCTTTATATCTACTGTTCCTGTAGATTCTATTTTTTTAGTTTCTACTGTAATAAAATTTTTTCCATCATTGGTACTAAATAATACACCTTCTGATACTGCTACTCCTGCCTGTCCCGTTATAGTTAAAATAACACTAGAATTTGTGGCTTCTTGTCGTATAATACCATGTTCTTCAGCTTTTTTTGTGAGCCAATCGCCCCAGCTTGTTTGTGGAAAAGAGGCTTCAATAATTAATGCCATTTCAGCATATGCTTTTTCAAACTCTTTAGCATTAGCAGATAATGTATCCCATACAAAACCTCCTTCAATAATATTTACTTTATCACCTGCTGTTTCGGTATAATATTGCTTTAATCTATCCAAGATATTTTTTCTTGTTTCCATTTCAAACATATATATTACACCTCGATTTTCTGCGTAGATTTACCATATACAGTGGTAAGCTCTAGATTTAAAATTATCTTTTTATTTACTTGTTCGACAGATATATTATTAACCTCTAAAATATACGGATTTACAAGCAATGTTTCTTTAACAGCATTATATAATTCATTAGCATTTATCTCATCATTAGCTACCTTCCCTACAAATCTTTCTAAATCCAAACCATAATCATCATAATATGCACCATATCTAAATCGTTCCGTCTGCAATACTTTATATACCCATACTTTTATTGCTTCATTTCGTGTAACTATTTTCATAGAACCATCATCATTATAAATAAAAGAATTTCTATTAAAATCCCATGCATATTCTTTAAATTCTTTTTGCGTATTGTACTGTTCAGTATTTACGGTATTTCCTATCATAAAAGGATTAGCCATATCAATTACCGTCCAATCTTTTGCCTTTACTTAATATCCAAAACTGTTTCACTGTTTTATTATCATCTCCCATAATCGGTATCATTAAAACTTTATCGCCAATTTGCCATGTATCAGTATAAATAATAGAAGCTGTATAATCGTTATCGATATCGTGGTTATGACTTTCATAAGCAGCATCACCGCCACCACCACCACGATTTTGGGTAGCAGAAATTATATGTCCTCGTATCTGCCTTGTATGCCCCTGCAACCAGTAATCATCTATATAAAACCACTTTTTATCAAGTAGCATACCATTCCATTGCACTTTTATTTCTGGTGGTGGACTTACAATAGTGCCAATTTGTACAGTGGATTGTAGTCCCGCCTTACCACCAACATTACGAAAAAGCATTAACATTGCTTTATACGGGTCCTCCGTTTTTTTCATTCAATCACCCTTTGCTTGCTTTTATAATTTTTGTTGGTGTCATATCAAGGCTGTTATAATCTCTACCATGTACCACAACGTTTTTACTGCTACTATTGCCGTAATATCCGCCATTACCATCATAAATTACTACATGGTCATCATTACCATAAACAATAACATCGCCCTTTTCTAAATTACCTATAGAAAAATCTTCCAAAAGTCCGGCACTTTCTGCATTTGCCACCATAGAAGGCACACCAACAATACCGTTATTACACTGCTGTGCTAAAAATGGACTGTAATAGCTACCCATTTTACCAACAGCCTCAGCACAACCATTTCTACCATTATTCATGGTAGTACCTCCCCAAGCGTCAAAACCTGTGGCAAGTCCTTTATCTACTTTTAAACTTCCATTACCGCCACCAGTAGTTTTTTTACGTTTACTACTTTTAAATACTGGTGTTGCGATATCTTGCTGTTCAATTTCTGGTATTTGGGGATTATCTGGCATATATTCCAAAGTTAAATCCATTGTATGCACATTACCACTAAAATTATGCGTATCGCTCTTGATAAAAAATTTTCCTTTAAGCTGTTCTTCCTGAACTTCAATCGTATATCCGGTAATACACTGGATATTGCCGATTGCTCTAATCGAACTTTCGTCCTGCAACCGTTTAAGTCTTGCCTTTGCCATTTTCACATTATCGACCGTTTCGCCCTCTTTCGGTGGTTGCATTCTGTAAATATCCTGTATCATGCCGTAATGTGTAACGTCATCGTTATTCGTAAAAACTTGGCAGATATTGCCGTTATCATCAACCGATTTTATTCGATTTACCATGCTTTCAATACTTTCGGAGTGTTCCGAGTTATCAATATCAGTTAAATCTGTAGCTATATAATCTTCTATCAATTCGCCTTTTTTTATAACTGTTACATCACCGTTTAAACAAATTACCGTATAATCTTCGCCATTCGGATTATTTGTTGTATCAGCTTTGGTATACTCAAACAACATACGGAAAACTTCTGTACAGCTTTTGCCGTCTGCGATGAAACTGACCACGGTATTAATCTGCGGCATATCCACCGCCGTACTTATGCCGATTTCGGCGCATACTTGTTTTATAGCATCCGTTACGGTTATACCATCAAATAGCATTTGCACTTTCGATTTTGCCAAATAAACCATATCATCATAACATGTAAAAGAAAATGTGAAGGTATTGGAATTTCTTTTTCGGTAAAATATTCTGCCTTCAAAAATTTCAATCGGTTCTGATTCGTCCGTTTCGGCATAAGACAAATAGACAAACCCGCCCACTTTTAAATCCAGGGCGGTAAATGCGCTGTCTTTATCTACGGTATTATAAACAATTTCAAACTCAAGTTTTCGTGCCGCCTGCTCGCTGTCGCCGCTCCACGTCCATTTTGTTACAAAATTTGTAATGTCAAAATCGCTTAACGGTTCAGTATACGGCTCGTTGTTATTTTTCTTCTGTTGTAATTCCTGCTGTTCTTTCTGTGTAAGCGGCGGGTCCGTATATTTACATATAAGCATACTATCACCCTAGAAATTTATAATCGTATCATCGCTGATTTTAACGGACTGCTTCGTTGCATAGAGTACGGAACCAACATTTAAATTTTTCGTTTTCGCCAGCGTTTTAAATACGGATAACTGTTTTGCGTCCTGTTCATCTATCGGGAAAAACTGTCCCACGCTCTGCGCCGCCACGTCCATTAAATCCATACCCGGATACCAATTTATTACTTTTTCTTTCTGCTCCTCCGCCGTTCGGCTGGCAAGCCCTGTTGTATCGTTAAGCTTATTCGAGTTTGGCAGTATGTAACGATACTCACGCAAAGATATGGAGAAATATACATCGCTCGTGCCGTCTTTTTCACTATAGTCAAAACTGTCGATACTTACGTTCAGATTTATATTCGTGCCGGATATCGTAAGTTTGCACGGCTGTCCTTTTTGTGCAAAAGAATTTATTTTTTCAACGTAACTGTACGGGCTGTCTGGTGCACCGTTCACAATACCACTATATGCTTGTGCCGGAAAAAAGCTGGAGAATTTCACTGTAGTTAATCCGCGTTTTCCCAGCATATTAATATCACCTAAAGAATTTACATTTACCGTGCTGTTATTATAGGCGTTACCGACCTCGAAAGAAGGCGGCAGCACGGGAAAAGTTACGCTTTCCCCTGCACAGCTCAAAACCAATTTACAGCCCGTATTCAGCCCGCTTCCCGAACCGATAAGACTGTCCACCGCCTGATTTAGAAAAGATAAAATCGAAGCCATTATACCGCCCCCTCATTCATATTAATACTTCTTTTCTGCATTTGATAATAAATCCTCTGCATTAATTTATCCGCCAACTCGTCCATGTCGGCATCATTTTTCATATTTGCACCATAAATATTAATACTGAAATTAAAATTATTACTGTTACTTTGATTGTCTTGTCGTCCCTGTGCATACGCTGTCTGAATAGATTTATCATGCGGAATGACACGTGTTCCACTTGGTAAATCCACGATTTCCGCACCTTTATCATGAATAATTGCAGGACCACCAGCAAAATTTTCAACGCCATTTGCGAATAGTGGAATATTTAATCCTTCAAAAGTTTTGCCACCTATACCTGGTACAATATCTTGCACAGTAAACTTAATAGAATTTATACTTTTAATAATACCGTTTATGGTTTCTTTTACGCCACCTAATATTCCATCTGCAATACCTTTAATAGTAGAAAATACACTGTCAAAGATTTTAACAATTCCTTGCCATGCCATTTCCCAATTTCCCGTAAAAACACCAGTAAGAAATGTAATAACGCCTTCTAGCACACCGAGAAAACCGGTTATAATCGCCGCCGCTACATTAATAGCTGCTACCACTGTACCGACTAATACATTAGCCGCAACAATAAAAGCTCCTACCAATGCGCCGCCGAAAAAACTTGCTACAATCTTCAACACTGAAATTAACGGTTCAAAGGCTCCCTGTCCGTTTATTGCCATAGTAAAAATATTATCTAAAGCTACAAGTGCCGGGTTAATAGCAATTTTTAATTTCGGTATAACGTTCATCAAGCTGTCCCATGCCGGTTTTATTTTATTCCATGCGCTGATTAAAGCCGTTTCAATACGTTTCCATAAACTTATAAAATACGGACCAACCATATCCCAATTTTTATAAATAAGGTACGCCGCTCCTGCTATAGCAATTAAGGCAATTCCTAAAGGGCTTAATGCAAAAGCAAAACTTGCTTTAACTAAACCGAAAATACTTTTTGTTGCTCTTCCTATACCACCCGCAAAACTTTCCATTGCTCTACTCATGTAAAAAGTTCTGTACATTCTTGATAAAGACTCTGTTGCTAAAATCGCTGAGGTTCTAAATTTCTGTAATCGCGTTATTGCCGTAGTTTTTATAGAAGAAATAGGATTTTTAGGCATTACATTTACTATTGCTGTGGTAATATCGACCCATTTTAAAGCACGTATTCTGTCAAATTCCTTTTTAAAGTTTATATATAATTGCGGTTTATTATTTTTTAAACTATCTATTGTTTGTTTAATCTGTGCAGAAATACCTGTGAATAGAGATTGTTTACTGCCATCTTGAGCTGTTTTTAATAGAGTAATTTCCTTATTTAAATTTTTATAAGCATTAACCGTATTTAAAACAGCAAATTGTAAAGCCTTGTTTCGAATACTTCCGCCTTTAGCCGCCAAACCGATATCTCCATAAAGTTTTACAATACCGCCACCAATACTTATAACTTTACCTATTGCCAGCATAAAGCCCGTAAATGCCACCGTACCCATTAAGATATCGCCTATTAATAACTTTGTTTCCGGGGATATGGTATTTATCATATCGGCAAAACCACCGATAGCGTCCGTCATTGCCTTAATTTGCGGTGTCAGTACACTACCAAAATTAATAGCAAGACTTTCAAGACTCCCTAGCATACCATCAATACTATTTTTAAGTGTACCTTTCATTACTTCAAATTGAGCCTGTGAAGAACCAGTTGCATTATCCATTGCTTGATAATCTTGGGGTGCTGTTTTTATTAATGCTAATAAACCACTATAAGCTTCCTGACCTGCTAAAGCTTGAGCAATAGCTACTTGTTCAGTATCAGACATACCAATCATTTTTGTTCGCAATTGCTCAATTATTGGCTGTATTCCTAAAAAATTTCCTTGAGTATCTTTTACTTGTAATCCTAATCGCTCAATAGCTTCTGCTGCTGATTTAGGTGGACTAGATAACCTTGTAAAAATAGAACGAAGTGATGTTCCAATAGTACTTGCTTCAATACCATTATTTTTCATTATAGCCATTGCTGTAGATAATTGTTCAATCGAAATATTGAGTGTTGCAGCAGGAGCACCAGCATACTGCATAGCCACACCAAAGTCTGTCATACTAAGACTAGATTTATTTGCAGCCATCTGTACTACATCTGCTACTCGCATAGCATTACTAGCAATATCACCTTGTTTTAGATTCCAAATATTAAGAGCATTACTTACAACATCGGAAGTCGTAGCTAAATCCTCACCACTAGCTACTGCTGCTGTAATAACAGATGGCATAACACCAACAACTTGATTAGCGTCATAACCTGCCGCTGCTAATCTATCCATACCTTCTGCTGCTTGCGTGGCACTTATTGGAAAATTTGCGCCAAACTGACTTGCCTTCTGGCGCATCATTTC